CTATTTGGCAAACTCATTTACACTTTAACTTATCATGAACCTCACATACAGACAACTGATCCTCTTGACAACGGCACTCACAGTGTTTTATGATGAGGTCGCAAAGACTTCTACTCCTGAAATGAAACGGGAACTGATGGAACTTGGTGAGATTATTCAATCTGCTGCACTGAAGGTAAAACCATGAGTAGATTTACTGAAAACCCAGACGAAATTGTGCTGGAAGATGTGAAGATGTTTCACCTAGAAAGTATGAATGAACGATCACTATGGATTGGTGTTTACGGACAAGATGGTAAGATTTATCATTTAAATATCACTGGAGATCAACTAAAATACTACTGGAGCGACGAAACGCCGTGACCTGGAAAGAATACTGGCAGATGACCAAATGGGAATGGTTTATTGAGGGTTTCTGTAATATCTCAAACATCATATCTTGTTATAATTTTCCAGAACCTTATGGGTATGATGACTTCTGGGAGTCATTATCTTGGGGTTGGATGTGCGAATACATCTATCCTTATGATGACCCATATAATCCCCGTATTTCACCTGAACGAAAGTTGAGGTTAGGAAGATGGAGTTAATAAACAAGTGGATTATCTCAAATAGATTTCTTCGTTATACTTCATTTTGGTGGTGGTATCGTCTTATGAGTCATCAAGGCTTTCGCTTTGATGATTATCATGTATGGGGAGAGTTTTGGCACTCTCTGAATGGTGGATGGTTAGATATGAATTATCAATGGGCATTTGAACAATTCTGGGGTAAAGGTGCAAAACCTGAGAGGATTGTACTACCTGCAAAAGACTTTGATGCTCTTGTAGAACGGTTGAATAAACCACCAGACCCCAAAGTAGTAGAAAGATTCAAAGAAATATTAAATCGTAAAGCACCTTGGGATGATAATGATGAATAAGTTTGCTGTGGTTCTTTCAAGTCTTGTAGATGATGCTACTGTGAGTATTCAAATTTTAGTTGAAAGTGAGATGTCTGCCGAACAACTTACAACTTATTATAAGTGTAAGAGTATTACGATTAGTGATGTTTATGTGGAGAAACTATGATTGAAGTAACACAAAGAGAAGATGGTTCCTTTGATATTTCATGGGACGAAAATGATCCTACCGAAAGTATCTTGAACACTTGGACAGAACAAGATTTTATTGATTGCATCAGACAAGAGTGTGAGAGGACACTTTGGGCACTTTCTGAACTGTCCACTGAGGACGCCACAGACCCCTCTGATGAATCATAGTAGCTACATAATCAATTCACATTATGGCTCTCACAGCTGAACAAGGTTATAAGATCAGAGAAGAATACTCTGATGTAAAAGAAAAACAGATCTGTGAGAAACACAATCTCCAGCAGATTGGTGGTAGCCGTACTAAGATTGATGGGTCCAATGGTGACATCAATAAAAGTATTAAAAATGCAAGTGGTAGTAGCACTCAGGTTCACTTAACTACTCAGAATCACTTTATTAAAACTCTCGGTATTGTTGGAAATGCCGCTGAGTTTATTCGTTTGTTTTGTGGTAACAAAGATCTCAACAACAACGGAAAAGATCGTTATACCATTAAACAAATTGATTCCGAATATATCCATGAGTTCAAGAACTTTTTAACTCAGAATAAAAAAGAAGTTGTGGATCTCGTTATTCGCAACGGGTTCAATATCACTCATGTGATCTACAACGACATCAAGAATAATGTTGAGTATGAATTAACTTATAACGATATTGTTAATAAATTAGATGATTGCGAGTGGGTTTTTCTTCGTGGTGGTATTCACCTGAAAAACTCGCAAGGTAAAACTTATTTTCATTTTCAGAGAGAAGGTAAGAAAAACCCCAGTAATCGGTACAATGTTCTGTTTCACATTCATAAAAACTTGTTCCTGTGACAGTTCTCTGGCTGTCCACTGATCACGCCACCGACCCCTCCCATACATCATACTAGCCAAGTAATCAATCAAGACACATGGCAACTCGCGGACGAATTGGTATTCAACTTTCCGATGGTTCTATTCTGAGTGTTTATTCTCATTGGGATAATTACCCCGAGTGGAATGGTAAGAAACTCAAAGAACACTTCAACTCTTACGAACAAGCTGCAGAGTTGATTGATGGTGGTGACATCAGTTCTCTGTGGACTGACACTGACTGGAATCACATGAAGATGGAAGAACACCGCACTCTTTATTATGCTGAGCGTGGTCAAGAAGATCAAGATGTAGAACCTAATCTTGACAACTCATTCCAAGCTTTCATCAAAGGTGTAAATGATTCGTGGGCAGACTATGCCTACCTCTTTGCCGATGGTGAGTGGAAGTGTTATACTACTAAAGGTAATGAACTAATGATCCCTGCGTGATATGAAAGACCTCATTCAAGTGAAGTATTACTTCAAAGAACATCCGAACACTACTCTTTCTGTCTTTCTTAAGACCGAAGAACAAGTGGAGGCTTTCAAAGCCAAACATCCTGACTATGTTTATGTTGGAGAAACTAAATGAAACCCGATAACACTGTTCGCAACGCCAGTATCATTGGCGTTTCTTTTGTTCTTTCCCTGTTTATTATCAATGCAGTGGTTGGTCCTCTCTATAATGTGTGGGCACAATCGCTACAAGGTAAGGCAGAACTCCAGAAGGCAGAATACACTCGTCAGGTGGCAGTTCTTGAAGCACAAGCAAAGAAAGATAGTGCTCAACAACTTGCTGATGCTGAGGTGATTCGTGCTCAAGGTGTTGCTAAAGCGAACCAAATCATTGGTAACTCGCTGAAAGATAACCGTGAGTATCTTCAGTATCTGTATATCACTGGACTGGAAGAAGGTGCCAACAAAGGTAATGTGACCATCTATGTTCCCACCGAAGGTGGCATGCCCGTCCCTACTCTTCAAATGAATAAGTGATGAAAAAGTTTCTGATTCTCGCAGCAATTCTTCTCTCTTCTCCTGCATTTGCACAACAATCTAATGTAGTTTCTACTCAAACTAAACCAGTTGTTGAGAAAAAGAAAGAGTATCGGCCTTTCCGATATGAAACCGCATGTGCTCTTGAAGCAAACAATGAGTTTCAAATGGATAACTGTGTGGTAATTGAAACTCGTGAAACTGGCGGTGCTCTTCGCACTCGTAACATTTACTCCAATCGTTTCCGTTTGACTATCAAATCCTGGTTTGATAAAGAGAAAGGCTTCATGACTTGGGACTCACACAACAAGTTTGCTTACAAGTTTGAGTATAAAGTTGGTGGCGTTGATGGTCTTGGAGCCTGGTCTTATGTGATGCCTGGTGTCCTACTTCAGAATGTCTCATGGGACTGATAAGGATCTCTGATCGGTCAGCCCCTTGACTTCTCTCTCAATCCACATTATTTTGGCCTTGTTCAACTGATTCACCCATGAACGACTTTTATTCCGATTCTTTTGACGAAAACGATCTTTACGAATCTATGATGGAAACTGGTCCTGAAGATTGGCTTCCTGATGCTGGTGTTAAAGAACAACTTGATCCTGAGACACTTGCTCTCCTGAAATCTTTCTGATAAACTGAATACATGGGAACGGAGCCGCCCTTAAAGATCTCCCACCCAGATGAGCTTCTAGCGACTAAGATCTGGAACCAACTATCCTTTTGCTTTTAGCACTCTTTCATTATGGCTAAGAAAAATCATTTTCTGCAAGTACCTCATACTTACAATGATCCGGCTTGGAATGACATTATTTTCAAGATTCCGGCCCCAGAACAAGTTGATGGTATGCGATTTGTTGAACGAAAAGTATTGACTACTTCTACCCCGAACAAAAAAAATAAGCGGGGAGAAACTCAGAATCTTGCTCGTCAAGCTGGCACTGGCAAACGAGATGATACCCTTCTTGGTAGCTTTGAAAAGGGTATTGACATCCGTGAAATGCCTCCGAAACTTATCAATGAGGATGGTCATCTTTCCCTCTATGGTGGTTATGGTCGTGCAGACATTTTTGACGAACTTGGTTATACTGTGTGGGTGTATGACATCTATGAGTATGATGAAGCGACCCGCAATTACCTTCAGACAAATGATCTGGAAGTCCTAGAAGATGCCGCTATCAGTGACAACGGATCTGCAAAAAACAAACCCGCAGAGAAAGCTGATTACATGGGCATTCTGATTCGTCGCATCAAAGATCACGGGTGGAATCGTGACCAAATGGTTGCATGGTTCAACAGCATTGAACATTGTCTGACTAAGCGACAAGTAACTACCTATATTACTGATGCTATCTCTAAGGAAATGGCTATGGGTCGCATTGAGTCTCTTAAGGAACATGAAGTCAACCAAATTGTTGCAAACTTTGATCCCAGTCTGATCATCCTGAATACCACTGATGCAGAGAAAGGTAACAACCAACGCTTCATTCGTACTGCACGATCTATGATGCGTTCTTATGTCAATAGTGGTGGAAAAACTCAAGGTTACTGTCTCTGGAACAGTAAGGCTTATAGCCATGAACATATTGATGATGCACATTCTGCTGCAGAAAATCTCATGAACGAATTTGTTGATGAATGTCTTGAGTTTGCAGCCGCAGTCAACTTCTTTAAGACCAAAGCTTGCGAACCTCAGAAGGTTATTTTCCAAAAGATTGGATCTGATAACCTCGTGGGAGAAGTTGTAGACTATTCTGCACTTTGATGAAAGAAGTCGTAAGACATTCTTACAAAGATGGAGAAATCTCAGAGACTCGCACTCTGAGATTTCTCCCCTTTTACTATACTCATGGGATTACTGAATCGGTTATGAAAGTGATTCAGAATCAACTGAGTCCTGATCTTCTCACCAAGAAATACCGAGAAGAAAATGTAACAAATCAGATGTATGGTCATTGTTACCATTCAACTCAAGCTTTGTTCTATCTAATGAACACAGATAAGTTAGTTCCTATGAGTGGAATTGACTACCGAAATGATACTCACTGGTGGTTACAAGACGATGAAACAATCTATGATGTAACTGCTGAACAATACTGGTCTGTTGGTCAGAATCCCCCATACGACAAAGGCAAAAGAACTCAATGGTATGGATGGAAACAACGACCGCACCAGAGATCGCTGAACTTAATGATGAAAGTTCTTTACGCATGTAACATAGAGTATACTTATACCACTGATAAGGTTTCCTGATCCAAGAGCCCTTGCCCCGTCTGGGGTAGGGGTGTATTCTAGCTATGTTGAGACGCAATTCAATGATTCTTCGGCCACACCAACAACGCGCAGTTGAGTTAATGCAACTGCATAAGAAAGGCCAGATCGTGGTGCCCACTGGTGGCGGGAAGACAATGAAGATGATCCGGTTCACAATGATTCAGTTTGAGTCTGAAACTCCTCAAACGATTGTTATAGTCGCACCACGCATCTTGTTGGCTGAACAATTATGTTCTGAGTTTCTGGAGTTTATCACCAACGCAAGTGTAATGCACATTCACTCTGGTGAAACTCATCACTTCAGTTCTACCAAACCTCAAGAGATTGTGGACTGGGTTGTGAACACTCGTGGTCACAAGTTGATCTTCACGACCTACAACTCTCTGGAGCGACTGCAGCAAACTCGTCTCCCCGTCAACACCATTTACTTTGACGAAGCTCACAACTCCGTCAAACGCAACTTCTTCCCTGCAACTGAATACTTCAGTCACGAAGCTGACCGTTGTTACTTCTTTACGGCAACGCCAAAACATTCTCTCGCAGTCGGTAAGCCTGGGATGAATGATCCTGAGGTTTATGGTCAGGTCATTTGTAATGTTCCTGCACCTGAACTTGTGCAAGGTGGTTACATCCTTCCTCCGAAAGTTCTTGCGAAACAACTTCCGATGGTGAAGTCTGGTAAGATTCCTGCGGATCGGGATTGTGAGAATCTGATTGAGACTCTGGATGAATGTGGTAAGGACAAAGTGTTGATCTGTGCGAAAGCTACCAAACAGATCTCTGCACTGATGTCTGAGACTGATTTCATTCAACAGTTGAAAGATCGTGGGTTCTCATATCTCTACATCACCGCAAAGACTGGTGCAATTATCAACGGTCAGAAGGTGAATCGTGAGGTATTCTTTGAGACTCTAAGTGCATGGGGTAAGGATGACTCTAAGAAGTTTGTTGTGCTACACCATTCTATCCTCTCTGAGGGTATCAATGTGAGTGGTTTGGAAGGTGTCATCTTCATGCGAAACATGGACTACATTGGTATCTCCCAGACCATCGGCCGTGTGATCCGTATGCACCATGATGATGCAGCTCGTATCCGTAGTGGTGAACTGATCCCTGGCGATGTTGACAACTACACCAAATCTTTCGGTCTGGTTGTTGTTCCCGTCTTCAACAAAGTTGGGATCTCCACTCACCAGAAGATCCAAGCTGTGGTGGATACGATCTTCCAACAAGGGCAGCCTGCTATCTCGGTGGTGAAACGATGAAGGACTGGACAGTTTACTGTAAGAAAACCTTTCGCAATCTTCAAGCTAATGCGGAAGATTGGGATACTTCCCCCGAGTGGAATCGTGCGATCACCCGTGACTTTTATCTGGGTGTATTTGACTGCGGCAATCCTAATCCAACTGGTCTAATCAGTGAGAATGCCTATGTCAACAAGATGAACAAAGGTAAGACAACTCACGATCATTGTCTGTCTCCGCAGTTCATTGGTCGCATGATTATGGACAATCGGGATACATACTTTAACGATTATGAAAAGTTCAAGGCAACTTTCTGGTACGCATGTAGGACGATTGTAGTCACTCAAAAGGAGAATGAATCTCTTTCATTCCTGACATGCAACGATGAAGATGGTTACAAGATTCTTGTACCCACAGACAAAAAGTACAACCACCTGGGAATCAATTTGTATGAGAGGGAACAGGGTAGAATCCATTGGAAGTATGCCCGTCCCATTCACAACAACATCATTGATGTTCCCGAAGAACTATTGGAATACGAAAAGAGGTATCTGGTATAAACCAACTACATAAGTTCATGTTAGGTAATTAAGATGAAGACAAAACCACTACAAAACTATGGATCAAGTGTTGGTCTAGAAGTCTATGACATTGATTGGAATTGTCAAGAAGAAGTTGTAGAACTTGGGAGGCTTTGTGCCTCCCAATGTATAGTATTTCTTGATGAAAAAATACCTCTAGAAACTCTCTACAAAACCATGATGGAATGGGGAGAATCTAGTCGATCTATCATTCATGATGCTGTCATTTCTAAGAAACTTCAGGGTAGACACTGGAGAGAAATCCTCTTACATTTGGGTTATGTTAATGAGGATACTGATGATAAAATGAAAGATGCAGTCACTATGGTCAGTTATAAAAAGGGAGAAAAGAACAGACCAAAAGGACTATTTCAAAATGGAGAGTTGCATTGGCACAGTGATCAGTGTGCCTTTGATGACGGTCAGAGGATTATAGGACTTCAGAGTGTAAGTGATACTGAAAATAGTCAAACTCAGTTTCTGTGTACTCACGATGCTTATGAATCTCTCAGTTCTGACATGCAAAGTATGGTAAAAGAATTGGTCATGAAACACAAGTGGACCGACTATCTTTTAGCCCCAGGATTGAATGAATCTCAAACCTTAATGATACATTACAATGCTGTTCCGATTGATGGAATGGAGACTAAACTTTATAGAGAAACTTGTACTGGCTTGCCTGGTATGAAGATTCAAGATCATTCATTTGATGGTTTTGTTGGACTATCAAGAGAGGAAAGTGATAGAATTATG